ATTGATCTCATGATAAACTCCATCATCAGCTAAATACTTATTACCGTTACCATCGATTTTAAATGCCATTGCTCCAGTAGTAACTTCATACAACTTAGAAGTAGCATCACAAACAATAGCAACTATAGTATCAGCGTATCCCGACATTTCATGTTGAGCCTGGGAACTCCCCTCTACAGTGAGGGTTGATATTACTATATGGTAAGTTTCGTGACCACTAACAGCTGACTCTGGAAGTTTAATGATCTCCATGGGTACATACCCAGTTCCCACTACCGTATCAATAGAAATAAACCCAGTAGAAACATGATCCTGAAAAGCCTTTCTAACAGCAGCTACATTTTCATCGGAAAGGTTACCTTGTTGGCCCATAAGGTCAAATATAGCTGTAACATCCAGGAATTTATTTTCACCTCCTTCTGAGGTACCTCCCGAGCCTCCCCAAAATTTTTTGAAAGCATAGATTTGATTGGTACTATCCAAAAAGATCACATCACTTTGGGATAATACACCTTTTTCTATTTCTTGGTCGGCTTGTTCCTTAGTCCATCCATGGATAAGCCTACCATTTGCACCTTTTGTTATTATACTCATATTTCTTATCCTCCATTAAATTGTATATTATGAAGTTCATTATCACAATCCACAGTACCAGTCCTACCTGATTGAGCAACTCCATCGATCCTCCAAATAGCCCTACTAGCTGTTTGATTAATTCCAAGGCATTCTTCTCCAGATAGGGTTACTGACATAACTGTAGACTCTGTAGAATTTTGAATTATCCAAGTAGATTGAGGGGTTGGAGTAAAGTCCCCATACTCATCCCTAGAATTTTCCCTTGCTGTTTTGTTAGGATACTTAAGGATAGAAACTACACAGTAATTATGGGAACCTTGTACTGGTTGGAAATTAAGTGATACCACTGAGATACCTCCACTACATTGAATGGTACATGTTGCTACTGAACTCCTGTCTTTGTTTGCAGCAGATACAATTGCAGTCCCTACCTTTAATAAGGCAGTGATATTTGCAGTTTTATTGTTTGGGTAGGATACTGCCAAGAGATCGGATGGAGTAACACTCCAATCAATTTCTTCTGTAGCATCGGTAGGTTCCACTGTTGCAGTTAGTGTAAACTCATCATCAGCTAGCATTGATTTATTCTGTTCTGATAATGTTATTTTTTTACTGCAATGTTTGCCCTTTGTACAGTTACATAGAATTGCTCACTTATGGGCCCATTAGTAACCAATATCTGGGTAGTACCCAATCCTACACTGGTTACAGTATAAGTATCAGCTCCAGAAGCTCTTACTGAAGCTATGTCTGGGTTTAAAGATTGAACAGTGAAAGGGTCATATCGATTTGCATAAGTTGGTATTATCGATATTCTAAAGGTAGCCGATTGATTTTGACCCTCTATTACCATGTCATTTAACTTCGATATACCGGTTAACGTTGTGTATGCTTCCATATTAATTGTAGCTACAACTTCTGGATTACTAACCGATTTTACCTTTACTGTGAATGGCCCGTTTATTGATTTAGCTGTTACTATGCCACTAGATGAAACTGTTGCATACTTCGAATCAGAACTTGATATCTCATAGGTTACTGATTTATCCGTAGCATTGTCAGGAAAAACTGTAATGTACTGTGATACGTCAATCCCCCCCCTCATTATTTGTATCTATCTCTACCTCTGATTTACTGACAGATATGGATTCAACTGGAACATTAGCAGGCTCTAAAGGTTGAATCTTTACATTTAATGTTGCAGTATGAGACCCCTCTACTGTAGTAATTGTAATCGTATAATCACCGGGTTCTGCTGTAATATTAGCAATTACTCCCTCATTGATTTCTACTGTTAATCCAGCACTAGCTTTGTAAGTTACTGTTTTATCTGTAGCATCAGTTGGGTCCCAAACAATTAAGCTGTAGATGTTTGTAGTATCACCAGTAATTCCACTTTCTGTAACAGTATATGTTACTAAGGATTTACTTAGGGTAATCCCATTTACTGACTTAATATCTCCTGGATTAGTTAATTCGTACCAACTGAATCCTTCGGCATACCCTGAAACTTCACCTCCACCACCAGAACCAGTGTTTACTTCTTTCCATACAGCAGAACCATTTACAATGTTATATAATTGATAAATCTTGGGCTCTCCCTCTACGATTGCCCTTACAAATTGACCAATTTTATAACTGAAAGTTTCACCGTTTACTTGATAGGTTAATGTTGATGAAGTAGGAGGGTTCTGTAATTCTTGGGCCTTCATAATCAATTGGATTTTTTCTTGGCCCTTTACATAAGCAAAACTACTTGGATCAGTTTCGTTTAAATTCGGTTGTTCCAAGTTCTGTAAATCATTTAACTTCTGAGCTTCCTCTTCGGTGATTAACCTTGAACCTGGGACTGCCTCTACCTTATTTTGATTTAACTGGTTGAAATTGGTGTTTAGCTTGGTTGCTTCATCTCCCCAATTTGTATCACCAGTTTTAATTCGTTGTATCTGTGCCATCTTCTTGTCTTCTGAGTAATACTTGAAATACTATAGGTTCATCTTTTGCCTGGGCTACTTGAGTATCACCTTTTGAGATGTATAATTCACCATTAATGATGAATCTATCTAATGCAGCATCAAATGTCCAATATCCTTTATTATTGGTGAACCCTTTTTCTACAAGCTGTTTTTGTGAGACTAACATAGCACAGTTAATCTCATCCAATTCACCAGAAGGTGTACCTACATTTAAAGGCCATGTTCTGAAAGCATTGTAATTGATTAGAGCTTGGAGAGGGATTCTTTCATAATTATTTTCATCATCATCTTCACCAAATGGTAAAGGATATTGAATATGTTTTAACCAAATCACTTCTTGTAACCCTGCATCTTGGTCAATGAAGTTTTGTACGATATGCTTATATTTTTTCCATATCGAATCGTTAACTAAGAATGCCATAGATGGGTATTAAGCTTTCTCTACGTAGTTTCCTACTAAATCAGACAGATTATGAGATAATGGTTGACCACTGTCTCTTATACATTTATATAATACCTTGGATTGGGTATAATACTTATCCTTGAATATTTCCATTGGGGGTGCATAAGGAATAGGATCATCCTTTGTCCCTGCATGTTCTTCATCAACCCGTTTCCAAAGAGAAGCTGTTTCCAAAGAGGGTTTCCAGTTTTCCTGTGTTTTGTGACCTTGCAATACTTCCCAAAGATCCTCACCATATTGGTATCTGTGTCCTTTAACGACATCAATTCCTATTTTCCATTTTGGATGTCTTTCTTTGACCTGTAAGGCTTCCGACGGGGAAAGGTCATATGTATTTATCTCTTCTGTAGCCTCCTTGTCCATTTGGTCAAGGGCCAGTAACCGGCTAAATTCCCTGTTAATCTCTACACCTTCCGGCAAAGCCCATTCTTCGCTTGCCAGCAGATCTATAAACTCTGGATCCGTAGATTCATATTTCGGAAATTCCTCTTCACTAAAGGGAGATAGAAACTCCTCATGCAAGATCACCTTGCTCTGATCCGTGCTTGTCCTCATTTCCGGTAGGACTTCTATTCCGTGGGACTTTGCCCATACGATGTTTACAATTGCGTATTTCATATTCAATTATTTTTAATGTTACTTTGCTTTTAGGGTTTGGAGGTAGTTGTAGGCTTTGATACAGTCGTCTTTGGAAAGGATTCTTGGATAAATTGCAAGGTTCTTAAAAGCTATTCGATCAAACCTACCACCACTACTCGATACCTCCAATGTACCACCAGAACCAACTACATTACCTGTATTTGCCAGTATTTCATTCCAATTACGATCATAGGCCCTACCATCTGAACATGCAGCATTAATACTTTTAATTCCGTCAAGACTATTTTTTACTGATCCTGAATTAATATAAAGATCAAGTCCAATCATTGTGTTGTAGATATAAAAACTAGACCCTTTTACTAAACCAGTACCACTCTTTTTATTATCAATAAACTTCCAATCCCCAACAATCGTAAAATCCTTACCCATTCCAAAAACTGACGAAACTATCTTATCATCCACCCCATCAGTAACCAGGTATCCTTCGTATTCGGGGATTTGCTCTATGGTGATATCACAGGTTTCTTGTATTTTATCTAATGTAAATCCATACCAATCTCCATTTGCTTTAAATAAAAAAGACGGTAATGTATAAATTCCATCTTCTGATATTTTGTATATCTGTTGTCCTTCAGAAGTTACTTGTTTATAGGATAGAGTTTGACCATCTTTCAGTCCATAAACTTTTATCTTATAAGAAGGAACTGTAAAAGAAGGTTGTTCAGGATAGGATTGATAATATAACTGTGTAGACGCAACTTTAACTGAAGTTATATTTACAGAATAACTCGTCCAAGTTAAATCCGCTCTATCAGTAGATTGAACCCATCTACCACCAGCATAATTCTCAGCATACAACCCATACCCACTCCCTTCTGCAAACCCAAAATTCGACAGTACAAGATCATTACCATTGCCCGTAATGTTGGCAATAGTAGCACGATCTTCGTCCTCGTTGGTTTTGCCGGTGACTGTCCATGCTTGGTCGGGGAAGAGCCAGGGATATTGCTTCTTATACCAATTAAGAACCTTTTCATCCTCTTCATCGGTTGTAAAGTGACCGTTGGCGATGATCTGACCGGCGATGCCGGCTCTAGCAAAAGATGCATAAGTTGCATTCTTCCATAAATAATATAGCCCAGCGTTTTCCACCCAGTCCCCACACGTACCTGTTACAACTTTATTAGTTAATAAGTTCTTAATACATATATTATTACCATTTCGTTTACAAGCAAACAAATTAAACCCATTAACAAAATTAGCATTTATACAATAGTTATTACCCGCTATAAAAGATACATGAACCAAAGACGAATATTGCATGGAAAAAGTTTTTTTGCTATCAGCTCCACACAAAATCATGTTCCTTGTCGGATTATTCTGAAACGGAATAAAAGCTGTGTACACCGTATAGGTATCCTCGAAGTTAAGCTCCTTCTCTGTAACTGCAAAGTCATCTACTCCGTCACCGAGGATAAAGCCGGGGTAGAGGGGTAGTTGTTCGATGGTAATTGATCCCACTTTACCCGCAGCATTAAAAAGATAAACAGCTAAAAAATCATCTTCTTTTATTGCAGGAATTTCAGTGATGCCATTAGGATTTAA